TTTCTGAAGCTGTTAAACTAATATTACCAAAGACAGCCTGTTCTACTGTGCAAGGTAGTTTTTTAACCGAACCATCAAAGACATAAAAAGAACTTTGAGACATCCAATAAGAATTACCATTAATATCTATCGCTGCATGTTGTGCTAGTAATCCACAACTTTGACCAAGTTGTCTTAGACCAAAAGTAAAAGGAGGACCAATAAATTGTAAGGAATGCAGAGCTGTGTCTGTCCAAACCATAATAGCACCTCTTGATCTTGCAGCGCCCACGATCCGTGAGCCGTCGGCAATTCTCAGTGAACCAGCAGTGTTTTCTGCGGTCGGTGCGTAGGTTTCAATATTTTCTTGGTCAGAAAATCTAATGAGTAAATCATCTTGAGGATTAATTCCTCCAATGGTTGTCTGTGTTCCAAATAAAAGTAAGTGTCTGTCAGGGGTAGATACTAAATTTAATCTAGATAAGGTAGGTGCATTAGGCACGGCAACAGCTCTTGTTCCAACGCCCCCTGACAAATCCCATCGATAAGTTCCACCATTTAAAACAGTAATAATTAAATCTTCACCAAAATTGTCCATGGACAATTGTCGAGCGGCAATGGTTGTATTAGAAGTTGTACGAGGAGTGCCATAAGTAGAACCACTCCAAGTTCCTGTTCCCCAACCATAACCAAATTCAGATAGTGTTGGTCCAGTATTAATTTGATAATTAGCTGTGACTGTTCCTCCACCACCAGCAGTTGTGCCTGAAGCTGTAGAACCATCTGTAAAAGCAATAGTATAAGCTGCGGTATTAACAATACTTTGTATTTGAAATTCTTGATTAAAATCTAAACTGTCAACAGCTGATGCTCCTGTATAAGTCACAAAATCTCCTAGAAGAGCTCCATGAGCTGTGTCTGCTACTGTCACTGTCGCATTGCCTGAAGCTGTTGTAAAAGGATTAGTTAAGACTTCTGTCTCTCTAATCGGAGTAATATCATAAGTGACACCCTCTGTATAAACATATAATTTTCTATCCGTACCAAAAGCTAAATATCTTGTTCCATCTAAAGAAATCCATCCATGAATTGCTCTGGCTATACCAACTAAATAAGTAGCTACGAACTTAGCCCATCCCCCTATTTTTTGAGGAAGACTTTGAAAAAAACGTACATTATCAGAATCGACCCACTGACCTTGGCCTGTGTAGTCTGTAACTTCCTTATTTACGCCTGGTTTTATTGTAAAATTAACGAGTGGCATGGCGTCAAATATACTATTTTATCTCGGTTGATTCAATCAGGATTATATAATTAGACTTTTGTCTATTTGAGGATCTTCATAATTAACAAATCTAGGCTCTTCAAAACAATTATTATAGAGATCTTTTTCATCTAAAAAATAAACGGAGTCTTTTGAAGCGACTATTGGTAAAAGAAGCTGATCTCGACCTCTTTCTTTAAATGTTCCAAGAAATAATTTATACCAAGCAGTGTTAATATTATTGACAGTATCTCTCTTTTTTCTTATCAGCCAGCTTCCATTTGAACTATAAAAAGAATTGTCTTCATAGTGAGTTTTAATAGTTAAATATTCTTCTAAAGAAGATATTTTATGATTACTGTGAGCGTGTCCTATCTCTTCTTCAAATGTTCTTTTTCTACTACAAACTCCAAAGTTTATGTCTTTCTTTATATACTCATAACATTTGTCATAAAAAATTTTATTAACATAATAAGAAGGATCTAGGTATATAGAATATATGTGATCGGGTAAAAAAATATGAGGAAGCATTTTTACCATTCTTTGTCTTTTTTGATCCGATAAGTTATGCTCAGAGTTGTCAAACTCTGTAGCAAGATTCACATATTCCCAGCCTTTATTTAATTCTGCTTCAGGATGGTTCTCATGAAAGCATATATATTTAAAATCTTTTCTTTGTTCATTTGTAATATTTGGAATAAAACCATGATCACCTGTCATACAAGTATAAAAAATTACCATGCCCATGTTATCAAGCTATATCTTGATCCTTTTGTTACAGTTTTAATTCCATGTGGAAACATCCAATATGAGGGAAACATAATTAAATCTCCTTGTTTAAGTTTTTGATCTACTTTGTGAACAGTGAAATTACCACCTTGAAAATCATCATTTAATAAATAAACAAGAGTCATTTTCCAATCGCAGCTAGTTCCAGGCACATTATCTACGTGTTCATTATAGCCATCTCCTTTAATCATTTTATTTAGACAAAATCCTTGATCTTGATTAAAAGTAAAATCTTTCCAAACATTTTGAATATATATTTTTAAACTACTACGAAGAACTTCAACTAATTCTATATCTATTTTTTTTCTTTCATAAGAGTTTTTTCTATTAATTACTTCACGACTTGATACATAAGTTCTACTTAATTTTCTGTCAGGCATATGATCTCTTACTTCTCTCTGTATATCTTGATCATCATATTCATTTATTATTTTTTCACATAATTTTTTAGATAAAAAATTCTTTTCAATGTGAATTAAATCACTTATTTTTGATTCGAATATATTTTTAACCATTGGAGCGAATATATTTTTTGTGTTCACCAGATAATGTTGAACACTTTTGCCAACATTTATCATAGGCTTTTTCAGGTTGATATTTTAAAATATTTTCAAATTCTTGAAAAGCTTTTCCATGTATAATGTTATAAATAGAATTTTTATTTATCTTAGTTTTTTGATTGCAAAGTTCAGGATAATCTTTTTCTGCATCCCCTTCTGCTAACCAACAACATGGTGTAATATATCCTAAAGCGGAATGACCAAGTTCTTTGTCCTCAAAACATTTAGGTACAAGTTCCCCTTTTCTTTCTGTATTTAACTTTTTTTTAATATAATTACCTTGAGAAGGTTTAAAATTACTACTGTCATCAAAACGGTTTGATAGAATTAATTTTAATTTTATTCCAATGACCTTTGCCATCTTTTTAATATTGTCTATATCTTTTTCATTGTAATCAAAAACTATACATTGCCATTCACAATCCATACCCATGGAATTACATATAACCATTATTTTAAATAAAAAAGCACTGTCTTGATTTATTCGATGATTAGAACTTTGTTGTGGTAGCCCATCTATTCCAAAGGACCAAAAAACATTAGGATTACTTTTAAAAGCTTTAATATACCAATCTTCTTTTTTACTTTTGGCTGTGGCTGCTGTATGTACTTCCATGTAATTATTGTTTTTATAACAAAACTCTATCATTTTTAATATATCAGGATGAAATATAGGATCACTTATTTGTCCACAAAGATTAATGTATTTTATTTCTTTAGCTATTTTTTTAAAATCTTCCAAAGATAATTCTTCTGTTCTTGAACGATAATCTTTAAAGACAGGTTTTTGTCTTTCACAAAAAGAACATTGAAGAGTGCATTTATTTGTTATGTCTAAATTAATTATTTCTTTTTGAAAGGTCATTTTTTAAGGAAACCTAAATTAGGTCTACCATCATAAGCGTGTTTAGGATAATGTTCTCCTTCTTTATCTATATAATGTAAAAAAGTTTGGACACAGTGATCTCCTTCAAAAGGTTCTCTCCAGTGCCAAAGCTTTTCTCCCATGTAAATTGCTGCATCTCCTGGCTCTAATAAACAATTTTCTTTGTTTAAAATTTTTAATTTTGTAAGTTTTTCTTTTTGCATATCAGGGTAATGATAATCAGAATTATCATCTCTCTCTCCAAAATAAATAGGCCAAGGATCTCCTCCTAAATTTAAAGTAATTGAGTATTCACAAGAGGGTCTATCTCTATGCGCTTTAAGATCCATACCTGTAAGATAAATTCTAGAATAAGTATATGTTGGACATAAATCTTTCTTTACATAATAATTAATGGTGGGGTTTAAAAAAGAACATATTGTTTCAGCGTTTAAATCACCATAACACGCTTTTAAACTAATATCCTCGTTTTGTTCTAAGCTAGTGCTAAAATCTTGATTAGTACAGCCTTTCATAACAAAATAGTTGTATATAAATTTAGTTACTTCTTTTGGAAGAATATCTTTAATAATTACATAAGAGTTTTTTTCAAAATATTCTATAGCGTCCAAAATACTGCAACCTTTCTTACTCCTGTTTCAACAGGCTCTACTGTATGAGGGAACATAAAATTAGAAGGAAAACAAATTAATTCATTTGCTTTTAACTTAAATGAATAGTCATCATTTAAAACCTTTAAGGTTCCTCCTGTATAGGCATCATTTAACCCTAATAACATTGTTAATTGTCTCGGAGCGTCCACATAAGCGTCTGAGTGCCAAACAAAATGACCTTTAGTTTTTGAATCATACCTAAGAAATTCCATGGTATACTCTTTTGCATTATAGGCTAGACCTAACTCTTGTATATATTGGCTTTCAATTTTTTTTATTAATCTTGAAACATCATTATAAATAATTCTTTTTGCAACAGAAGTACCTATCGTCTTGTCTGTTAAACTTAATTGTTTTGCATTTCTAGTTTTTTTACTGACCAGTCCATCTTTATCATCTTCATCTCCTATAACTTCCGCATCTTTCATCGGTGCGTTATAAATAATATCGTTAATTGTTTTTATTAAAAGAGGCGAACAAGCATTGTCATATTTTTTGACGTATGATGTTAAATTTAAGTGTTTGATTTTCACTTATGCGTTAAGGATTGCGTTCTTTGCTGCGGTCGATGTTATAACTGCGTTAGCTGCTGCAGTGTCATCATCTTGACCCGCTGCTATATTTGCAGCCATATCTGTAACATAAGTTTCTTTATAAACTTTTTCTCCGTTCCATCTCTTGACCATAGTTTGAGCCCAAGTTGGAATATCGCTTTCACTAGCAATTACTAAGTTATCTTTTAGATCAGTATATTCAATATGTCCTGTTCCTATGCCGGGCTTAAATTGAAGTGCATGAACTTCAGAAGGAATTATATCGGAAGAAGCTATATTAAAATATCCTACTCCATCAATAGTAACATCTGCTTCTGTTTCTCCTGAATAGTCTCTAGGACCATTATTAAAATTAGAAGTATTAACTCCAGCATCAAATATAATACTGAGCTGATTATTTATTGTTACGTTGTTTATTGTTATTGCCATTTTTGTTTACCTTAGTTTTATCCTTTTTACCATTTTTCTTACCTTGAAGCAACTGGATACTTTCTAAAATACTATCGGGTTCGTCATCTCGTATAGCTTCTTGACTTTGTGCAATATTAGACCAAATACTACCAGGATCTTCTTTTTTTTCTTCTTTTTCACGATTTTGCTTTTCTACCATGGCTAAAGTTACCATATTAGCTTTTACCATTTCATTTCTAAAAGATTCTACTGAAGCAGTTGTTTTGACTTGTTGACCACTATTTTCAACAAGTAGTAAAGGAAGCCAAGCAATAGAACATCCCCATTCTTGAACATTGGATCCTGTTTGAGGATGTTTTCCCTGTAGCATATTATACCAAACGCATTTATGTTTAATACACTTTTTATTCAAAAGAGGGCAAGTTCCATTGGGATCAAATATTGGCATGATGTAATTTCCATACTATAACAAATCTCCACATTTGTACATTCATATTTGAAGGACTGGCGTGGTGCCAATTATCTTTAGTTTCAAACAAGACTAATTTATTCGGTGCTGCTTGAACAAAATTTTGATTGTCTGAGCCAAAGAAAGTTCCTGATCCCCATTCTGAGTTCCAATGAGGATTGGAATATAGTAACGCTGTGTGAGAAGAGTTTTCATGAGTATCGCAATGTCTTATAAGATTACTTGTTATAGGACAACTTCCTAAAGAGTAAGCTCTTTTTAAAATAAAATTTTTACCAGTGAATTGTATTATCTCATTCAAAGATTCTTTAGTATACAAGTCTTCTATACAATCTTTATATAAATGAAAAAAATCTCGAGCTTCCCAATTGTTATTATTTTGTTTCACTAACTTTTTAAAAAGTTCTTCGGAAAAAAAATTATTAAATATTTCTATTTTGCCTGACAATTAGTCTTTTGCTGCGATAATTACATTAGCATGTTTTATTGAAAAATTCGAAGCAGTTAAAGTTGTATCGGTAGCAGTAGCATCGCCTAATAAAGAAACCGATCCTGAAACAGGATGACTATGTGCTCCACCTCCTCCTGTTGCATTAAAAGTAACCGCACTAACAGGACTAACAAATTTGTTGAAGTTACTCTCACCACTAGCGGGAATCTGTGTACCAAAATAAGCTCCATGTGTATGGGCAGCTAAAGTTGGTGTGCTTATAGTAGTGTCAGCGGCTGAAGCTGCTGGTAAAGAAACAGAAACAGCTCCACTTCCTAAAGCTATAGTTTGAGTATTAGAAGTTTTGGGTGCACTAAAAACACTCCCAAACGTATCTGATCCACCTGTACCTCCTCCTGATCCAACAACAATTCTCAAAGCAGTTTCATTTAAAGTGGCAGTTGTATCTTGAGTCCAACCACTTGGGGCAGACGCTTGAAAGAAAACAGCTTTTGTTCCTGAAGGAATAGAAGAAACATTAGTTAATGTTGCTCCGTTACCTGTATAAGAAGCTCCTGTTATATGACCATTTGCAGCGGTCATTACAGTAGAATTCACTGTTAAGTTGGTTAATATTTTAGGAGACCCTAATGTTCCACCAAATATATCAACAACTTTATTGTCAGCATTATTATAAACAATGGTATGCCCACCTTGAACAATTCCTACTAAATTAGCTGCATGACCTGTTGGAGCTACGTTGACTGTAAAAGATCCAGCAGTGTTATTAAAAATAGTATAATTACTTTCAACAGCTGGAATAAATACATAAACATTTCCTGTTAATGTTCCTGTTAGTTCAACAACTTTATTAGAAGACTGAGTGCTTGGATCAGCATCTGCTGTAGTTAAAGTTACATTAGCTGAACCAGCTATAGAAATAGATTGATAACCAGCGCCAAAAGTATCCGCTAAACTTAAATTATTATTTGTGTTTGTACCCCAAGTAGAAGCATTAGCCCCTGTTTCTTGAAGTTCAAATTTTAAACGATCTGAATATGTACTTGCCATTAGTCTGCACTCGCTATTATTGCGTCCACATATTTTAATTCCATTGCTGGAATTACTTGTGAAACGGGTTGATTTGCAATACTTCCCCCTAAAGCACCACTTCCTGAAATAGGATGAGTATGTGATCCTCCTCCTCCTGCTGAGTCCATTGAATTTGAAAAACTGCCAGCTCCTTTACCATAACCATTCAAACCAACAGGTTTCCTACTTCTTGGTGACCCCCCAGCAGTACCAAGAGGTGCGCTGTGAGTATGGCTTGCGATAGTTGGGGTAGATAAAGTTGTAGCTCCTATGGTTAAACTTGATGTGTCTACGCTAACTCCTGAAACACTAATTGGTACAGAAGCATTGGTTGCACTTTTCGAACCACTTAAAACAGTAGTAAAGGTGTCACTACCTCCTGTGCCTCCCCCTGAACCAGTTACGATTTGTAATGCGGATTCAGTCAAAGCAGCAGTTGTATCTATTGTAAAACCTGTTGGAGCGCTCGATTGAACAAAAGCAACTTTAGTTCCTGAAGCAAATTCTCCTACACCTGATAATCCTGATCCATCTCCTGAAAAAGTTGTAGCAGCCACTACACCATTTGCGTATAAGTGAATATTATTTCCTATGTCAATTTTAGTAAGAGCTTTTAAATTACTTAAAGATCCAGCAAAAATATCAACTACTCTATCTCCCTTACAATATTGAATTGTATGAGCTCCTTGACTTATCACTGCTCCATTGGCTGCATGTCCTGTTGGAGCTACTGTTAAGGTATAGGACCCTGAAGTATTATTAAAAAATATATATTCGTTTTCTACTGCTGGAACAAAAACATAAATGTTTCCTGTAAGAGCTCCTGTGAACTCAATGACTTTGTTTGAAGATTCAGCAGAAGGATCTTGATTTCCTGTTGTTAAAGTTACATTAGCTAAACCAGCTACACTTTTTGCAAGATATCCCGCTGTAAAAGCGTCAATTGTTTCTAGATTTGTGTTAGTTACAGTGCCCCAAGTTGAGGCATTAGCTCCTGTCTCCATCAATTCTAATTTATATCTATCTGAAAAGGTGCTAGCCATAATTAATCCTTTGCCGCCACTATAACATTGGCGTGTTTAATGTCCATTGCTGGTATAGAAAATTGAACTCCTGGTGCAACAAAGTTGCCTGATAAAGCAGCTGTTATACTAACTGGATGAGTGTGAGAACCTCCTCCTCCAGTTGAGGAACTTGGTGCTCGGCTTTCTCCTGGATTAATAGGTCCATAAAGCGGAATATTTGCTTCGTTAGATCCATTAGGAGTTGCTGGCATAGTATTTTCAAGGGCTAAACTATCTGTATGGTTATGACTGGCGATAGTTGGAACAGATAAAGTTGTAGCTCCAGCAGAAATTCCTGAAGCATCTACACTTAAAGGAGAAGAGCTTACTGATATATCTGAGGCTGTAGTTACCTTTGATCCTACAAAAACTGTTTCAAAAGCATCTGATCCTCCTGTGCCCGCAGTGCCTGATGTAATAATTCTTAAAGTTGAGTTAGCTAAAGAGGCAGCTGTATTTTGTGTCCAACCAGAAGGGGCTGATGCTTGATAAAAAACCATTTGTGTAGTTGCTGGAATTGTTACAACTCCTGAAAGACCTGATCCATCTCCTGTAAAACTTGTTGCTCTAACTTGTCCATTAGCAGCGATGCCTACTGTAGAAGAAACATTAACTGTACCTTTAACTCCCACTACACCTAAAGATCCATCAAATAAATCTTTCATGTCATTAGTATCTTTATTATAAATAATTGTGTGAGCTCCTTGTGTAATAGCAATACCATTAGCAGAGTGACCTGTTGGTGCTACAGTTAAAGAAAATGCGCCAGCAGTGTTATTAAAAAATATATAATTACTTTCAACAGCTGGAACAAAAACATAAATAGCTCCTGTTAAAGTTCCTGTGAATTCTATAACTTTGTTTGAAGCTTCATTATTAGTAGCGCCATCAACTGTTGTTAAAGTGACGTTTGCAGAACCAGCAACAGATTTAGCTAAATAACCCCCATCAAAAGAATCTATAATTTCTAAATTATTATTAGTGTTGGTTCCCCATACAGAAGCATTAGCCCCTGTCTCCATTAGTTCTAATTTAAGTCTGCTAGAATAAGTTGATGCCATAATTTATTTATACCCTATGCTGTTGAATCTGTCTATATTAGTATTTACCATTGTCAAGCCGCTATCGTAGCTGCGTCTACCCCTGTCCAAGTATTGTTTGAATTGGTATTTACATTTGCCCATGGAGTTGAATATATATTAGCTAAGGATAAGGTCATAGTCAATGAAGTTGGGAAAACTAAAGCATCACCTGTAGGAGATATAGAAGCCTCACTAAAGGTCATTCCTATTCCTGTTGCAGAGACAATAACTCCTGTTCCTTCAATAACAGTGACATTATCTAAAGTAGTAGTTAACGTAACAGCGGTTGGTTCAATAACTGAAATAATCTCTATGTCTACTGACCCTAGACTTGTATTGATTACAACAGGATTTGGGTCAACAATACTTTGAGCTTCAGCTAGAACAGTACCTAGCTGGAAATCCATTTGATCTGTTGGTGCAATGACGGCTACACTTCCTTCAGCAGAAACAGTAGCTCCTGATAAAGCAACGCCAATACTTAAAGAATTAGGTTCTATGATTTGATCTGTTTCAAGAGTAACAGAATCTAAAGTTGAATTAATTTGAAGTCCTGTTGCAGAAACAATAACTCCTGTTCCTACGGAAACAGTTGCGTCTGCTAAAGAGGAAACCATTTGAATGCCTGTGACATTCCCAAAAATTTCTATATTATTATTCCACGCAAAAGAACCCCAGGTGGATCTTCCCCAACCAGCATCCACTGATCCCGAACTAGCTTCTTCCCCTTCGGTAAAAGTCATAGCCAAGCTTGTTACTTCAATGCCGTGACCTTCTTCAACAGTAGGTGTGCCTAAAAATGTGTTTGATTGAACGCCTGTAAGCGGAAAAATATTTATACCCTCAGCTGTATAGTCTCCTATAGCTAAAGATAAAGTAACGGGTGTGCAGACTATTACTACGTCAGAAATCTGACTTAGTGCTCCAGTGCTCGCGCTGAATTCGACACCTGTAGCATTGACGGGCGCTTCTTCACCAAAAGAACCTGAGCCCCAGGTTTCTCTACTCCAACCTTGTAAATCTGCCATGGAGACTTCCTAGACTAGGATAGTCTCAATATAGCACTTGTTGCATCATTTGTTGGAAACGCAATTGTAAATGTTCCATTAGTTGAAGTTTTAACTCCACCAAAATCTAAAACTGCAATCGCTGCATTAACATTACTTGAATTACTTGCATTATATATTACAGCTGCTTGTGCTGAAATAGTTGCAGAAGTAAAACTTAAATTTGCAAAATCAACAAAAGCTGTTGAAGCTGTCGCATTA